CGTGGTGCGCAGGGTAGAGTCAGACAGCGTGATGAACCCGGCGCTCAGATTGATGAAGTCGTTGTAGGTGTCTGCTGCCGTGTAGAACACGGTACGGTCTTGGGCAATCCAAGTGCGGCCTGAAAAAGTCGCAATGTCTGCGCCAGACTGATTCAAAATCGTGCAAGTTACATTCGCATTGGTGCCTGCGCCAGTAATCGTTACCGTCGGTGGCGAGGTGTAGCCTGTACCCGGCTGCGTCACAATCACTTCAGACACGGCATTGGCAACCACCGTTACCGTGCCGGTGGCTTGAACGCCACTCGCCTCATTCGGTGCGCTAAACGTCACCGTTGTGTTAGAAGGCAGATAGCCACTACCAGCGTTATTAATGGTAATGGTGTTGACGCTGCCAATGGATGTCAGATTAGCACCATCCCAAGTCTTGTAGCCTTTTGCCGGGTCAATGATCAGGGCGCGTTCATTGCGCCACTGCGTGATCATGACGTTGCTATTTGAGAAGGTGTTGGCGGCTGCAATGTTGCCTTGAGCGCCGGTAGTAATGTTGACGTACTGCGCTGAACCGTCATTCTGGAACGCCATGACGTATTCATTATTGTTAATGTTGACCGATCCCATGAAGGTGACATTGGCAGCAAACGCAACATTCGCAAGCTGCTCATTGCCGGGGATAATCTTTAAGTTACCGTAGCCAACTGGCTGGATATTCTCTAGCCAACTAAACTCACCGTCACTAATCACGGTGCGGTTGTTCTTGGTGTTTACGCCTTTGAAGTCCTTAACTACGGCATAGTTCTTTTTTTGCTCTGCCGCAGCCATGTTAGTACCCCGCTGTGTAAGGTGTAGGCAGTCTGCGGGTAAAGGTCGTATTCAGGGCTTCCATCACATGCTTGCTGTACTCTTGCTTGAATATCTCGGCCTCACCATAGGATTGCTCTTGGTATTTGGCGATATAAGCAGCGTAAAACGGTACAGCTTCTGTGAATGGGTTAGGCAATGTTTCTACATCGGAACCGTTGACCATAGGATCAACCAACACCACCGTGTCGATCTCCATTTGGTAGGCTTGATCGGGCTTGGGGCCAATAAAAATCTTCTTAGGCCCGTACATGGAGAACCCTACCGGGCGTCCATTGTAGTTTTGCCAGTAACGTAACTGTGCGTTGAAGTCTGTCCAAGGCAGGTAGTACAACGGGATGCGCGAGTTCCCCCAATAGAGGATCACATTCAGCACATCAACGGTATTGTTGCCTTCGGGTAAGTCTGCAAAGTCGATGGTTTCGACGTTGTATGGTGCTGTGTGGTTCTGCAAAACACGATTACACCCTGTGTCTCGGACAAGGGTGTTGCGCCCATCGTTTATGTAGTCCGTTAATTCCGCATTCGTCCAGAAGTTAGCATTAACGTCGTGCAATAAACGCCGGGTCTGCGTAATGTAGTCCGACAGCGTATCTGCCATGATTAACCATTAAGATTTGCAACTTTCGCCGCACCCTTTGCTTTAGGCATTGGGGCGGCTACTCGTTCCACCACTGGGGCTGACAAGTGGACGGTTTTAGAAGACTCTTTGGAAAACGAAAACTGCGCCAGCCTTTCCATTGCTAGATTGAACTGGTTGCTCATTTTCATCCATCCAAGCCTAACTAGATACGGCTCTTTATTGTCATCACCATAACCAAAGATATGCTTTGCTGCAATTTCAGGAATCTCTACTTCTTTCCCCGGCTCAAAGTGGTACACCGTACCATCCAAACCATCGGAAAAGTCTTCAGAACCGTTATTGCGAACAAAGATCGTGGTCATAGGGAAACAATATCTCCATACAAGGCAATATCGCAGGTGACTGCGGCATTGACCGAACAGTTGACATACAGCACTCGGGCAGTTTGAACGTCAGTATTAGCAGCAGAAGCCAATGTCAGATCATCAAACTTGGTTGCGCCAGTAGCAGCGCTCAAGGTTTGATCCGCAGCAATGGCAGTGCCTCCACCGCTTGCGGCGGTGAAGACACCCACATTGGCACTACTTGCATTACCACTGAAGTTAGACAGAACTATCCGACGCACAATGTACTTTGTAGCAGCTTGCGCAACCAGAGTCGTGACATCGCCGGTAGCAGCAAGGCTTACGCCTGTCTGCTCTGCCAAACGATAGTTGCCAAACGAATCTGGATACGATCTGCCGACTGCATTTGCGTCCATAGCTCCCCCTTATGCGTAGGTTTCGCCAGCAGCCTGACCGCCGTTGATGTCCAACAGTGTCACCGTTGCAGTGCCAGAAGAATTCTTGGCATACACGTTGACACCATCCGAAATCACCACGCCGCCGGTGTTAGCTGCCATAACGGTTGCGTTAGACGTACCGTTGTAAGCCAGCACAGTGACGTTAGCCGACGGAAACATGACATAGATACCTGCCGGAATGACAGTACCGTTGCCAGTAGCCACAGCATCAACAGTGACGGTCTGGAAATAGGCACCCGGAGTGTTGCTCTGAGCGCCAGCCAGAATGATTTTATTGGTTGCGAGAGACATGATTTCCTCCTTACAGGCTCAAAGAGTTGTAGCCCGTAATCTTCGTCATGGCTTTCGGCTTGGTGTTTACCAATTCTGCAATCATCAGAACTGCACCAACGTAGCCAATCTGGAAGTTCGGAAGAGTGGACTCGAAACCAGTGAAGGCGAACGATGCCTGCTCATGGATGTAGAGCGAGAGATAGTTCGTGTTCAGCAGGTAGAGCGTACCTTCCGGGCAATACGGGTCTGGATAGATCGGCACACCAGCGACCATCAGCGCACGGAATGCAGCCTGTGGGCCGTTAGCATCGCCATCAAAGCCGGAGCCGGGAGTGATCATGTAGTTTTCCTGACCTACATAATCCTGTGCCAACAGTGTCCAAGTACCAAAGCCGCAGACACCGAAAGTCGGCACTTCAGCGCCGTTTTTCACGGTGCCGGAGATGTATTGCAGTACGTTTTGACGGGTCGGGTTGACCGAACCAGCCGCATACTGCTTCGACTTCCACCAAGTGTTTGCGCTACGGTTGATGTTGCCGTAAGTAGCGGTGCCAGTACCATCGTCAACCGCTGCCGGTAGGCCGATGAACTGTTGGTTGTTGCTGGTGTTGTTGTACAGCGCGGTTGCCATCGAATCCATCATGACGTTAGTCGCGTCGTTCATACGCGCTTCAATCAGAGGGATGATTGCATAGTCTTGCTGAACTGCGCCTTCCATACCGAGGAACGGTACGGGAGACACTAGCAGCTTCAAGTTAAATTCAGCTTGGTAAGCACCTTGCTGAACGGAAGGCTGAGCAAACGAACCGGAATAGTCCGACCACTGAGCATTCACGAATTGAGAACCCTGAACAGGCACCGAAACTGACGACACACCGCCGGAGGCAGTCTGCGAGTTAGCAATCAGTGCCGCCATCAGGGGCGTCGAGTTGTAGATTTGTACGACAAGTTTGGGAATGAATGCACGCCTCGTGACATAGGTCAATTCATTATATTGATTTGACCCCGAGGCTGGCAGAATCCCGCCACCGATAGGCATAATAACCTCCTTAAGTTAATTCAATGCCACGAGACAATCTGACGCTTTCGCGTCATAAACACGTCCCTCAACAAAGCCCCTACTTGAAGGCAAAACCTCATAGCCATATTGCTGTAAAAGCTCAATAGCCCATGAAATTTTATCTTCAACCCGCTGACCATAGGGTTGAGACTTAGACCAAAGTTCCAAGTTTTCAATCCTATTGTCGAAACGAATTCCATTTTTGTGATGTATCGTTTCATGCTTAAAGAGTTTTCGCCCCAACTGCTCTTCCATTAACAAACGATGAACTTTGTGGGATTTCCCATCAATGTTTTTCACCACATAACCAGTTTTTAAAACGCTGCCCGGCAAATTTCGCATATAAGCTGTTTTGCAGGTCATATTGCAAAAGTTAAGTTTCTGGCCTTTTGCTACCTTAGACGGAGAGCGAACAACTTGTTCTCCGCAATGATCGCAGTTTTCAACCTTTTTTGTTGATTTTCTGCAATCAATAGAACAAAACTTAGCATTTTTACGGTATGCAGGAACGCTGAAAGCCTTTTCGCACACTACACATGTGCAAGACACAAAAGACTTGTAGCGTCCCTGTACCATGTTACAAACCGATAGGCTTGGGATTCTTGCGAAGCTCAGCCAAAGCCGCAGCCGCGTTTTCACGAGCCGCTGCCACCGGATTCTTCATATAACCCTTCACATCCATACGCGACATGACGGGTTGCGGATAACCGGGTGTCGGCACCGCTGCCTGCTTCATGTGACGCCAGTAATCCGCAGCAGTCTCATGATTAGCGATACCTTTTTCGGTCATCAGTTTCTCAATTTCAAGAACGTCATCATCAGACTGAGCCATACCCGTTTCTTTCAGCTTGGAACGACGACGTGCCAGTTCATCACGCACTTCACGGGCGCGGAGTTGCTTTTCAAGCTCATCCACACGCCTTTCTGCTGCCGAAGTACGCTGATTGACCATTTCTTCCATTTCTAGTTCCGGCACAGGAAGTTCAGGATTGACTTCTTTTGCCAAACGTAAAAATGCAGGTCGCGTTTTAGGGTTAGAAGACAGACGCTCAGAGAGTGCTGCCAACTCCGCAATCGCTTCAGAAGAGTAGTTTTCCAGACTCATGATTAGCCCCTTAATAAATTAGTAAATCTTTTTGGTGTCACCCGGCTTGCTCATGGTCATGGCGTTGCGCTTACCAGTTTTGCTGGCATTCGACAGGCCACCCATTTCAGCAAAGCGTGGGGTGTTGTAAATCTGACCATTCATTTGCGAATTGTCAGTCGGACGACGCACGGTCATTGCGCCTTTGGGCTTAAAAAGTTCCATGATTACTCCTTACATTGGCAAAGGTGGTGCGGTAGTTCCCGCAATAGGCGCTGATAATGCTTCTCTTTGCCCCGGCGTCGCGCCACCAGCCTGCGGCAAAGACTGAATCATCTGGATAATTTCGGAAGGCATCAGGCGGCGTGTGTCTGCTTCGCGCTCACCAAAGCGGCGAGTAATCTCAGCAACCACCTTTTCAATCGTTTTACCTTCGGGAGAGTCCATCGAAAAGACGCCCATTGCCTGTTGCAACATATCCAGCGCCATCATGATGTTAAGACGCGCAGCTTCTTCCTCACCGCGCTTGGGTTCAGGGGTACTCATCGGGCTAGTCAGTGGTGCAGTACCCTCATCCTGCTCGAAAGCAGGTGGTGTTTCTGGTTCCATGCCCATGCCTTGATCAGCCTTGAGCATGTCCATCATGTCTTTAGGTTTCACAGCCATTAGGCGCTCCTATGTTGCGCGAAAGATAGATATAAATTAGCTATCGCGTCAACTAAAAAAAGGGGCAAAATGCTTTGCCCTGTACTGTTTTACTACCGCCCGGTTGTACGGGTGGGTGAATTACGGGTTGCACCGCGAAAAGCGTTGCGGCTAAAGTTCATCGATGGGGGCTGGCGGGTAGAAGCAATATCGCGCTGCGTCATGCGCGGCTGATCACCCGACTTCAGCATTGATCCCGAATTCATTGCGCCAGAGTTTTGGTTCATTGCACTGCCCTCAAAGGTGGTTGTTCAGGTTGTGCTTGTGGTGCCTCTTGCTGTTGCTGTGCTTGCATCATTTGTTGCATAGCAGCAGCAGATTCAATCGCTTTAACTTCTTCAACCAGACGGTCTTTCATTGGCGGCTC